ATCAAAGCATTTTGGAAACTTTTAAGTTGATTTGTTAATTGTATTTGTTTAGTGATTATATCAGTGCCTTCCTGTGTCATTAAGGCTTCAGCATAACCATTTATTTTATAAACATCTATTTTATATTCGTCAATAATCTCAAATAATAAATCCTCTAACTTCAAAAATTGGTTAAGAGGTCTAATTAATTCTTCAAGTTTAGACGTTCCCCAACCCATTAATTGTAATTTTAATAAATCGGCTGCTTCTTCGCCCATAAATTTTAAAACTCTACTTTTATGGACTGGTTGCCCATAAATATCATAAGGAACATCACTAATAGGCTTACTTACGTTTAAATTATCTACAGTCGCAGAGCCACTAGCTTTATAATTTAATTCCCATCTATTTAAAGCATAAAGTTCAATAGGACTATCTTGATGTAATCTATCTATTCTTAATTCTGATGTAGGGTTTTGAGGTGTGTTTATAAATAAACCACTACCACCAAAAAGTCTTTTCCATTTTTTAGATTGTTTAAATGTTTCAAACCAACCTTTTTCTTGGATATATTGCTTAACCTCTTCTGCTTGCTCTGGTTGTAATTGTTTTGAAACAAAGTCGGGCATTTTATTTAAAGCATCATCAACCGGTTGGTTAACAATTGTTTTAACTAACCCAATCTCGTTATAAAGATTAGCAAGTAACATCCTATTTTGACTAATCATATAGCGTCTAAGGTTAGCCTCGGCTGTATTACCTTGTGAGATTTGGTTTTGTTGTGTCTGGATACCAAGAGCGAGCTCGGTGAGGCTGTTTAGGCGTTCACGTGGTTGCATTATTGGTAACGGTTGTTTTTTTGTTGTTTTGTTCTTTTTACTCATAGTTATGCTATTATATCCATCTTTTTAAGTGTTTTTTCTATTTCTTTGCCATATTGTTTGCCATCTATTATTATATCCCAATATTTTTTTATATAATTTTTCATATTATCTAAAAAATCAGGATGTATATTAATCCATTGTTTAAGAGGCATATTACCTCTATCTGCATTAAGATTTTTCTCAACCATTGCATAATTAATTATATTATTAGCTCCACCTTTACTTTTAGGAAAGATATGTTCAGTAGATCTTTGAGCAAGAGGTACGAATTTTCCTGAATAAAAATCCGTATCAATCTTTGTTAATAAAACATGATGTCCTGTAAAATTAACTTTCATAGTTTTATTATAGCATTATTTACACTGCGCCCAAATAAGACAAATCAACCAGCCAATAATAGTCCAACCAAAGAAAAAGTTAGCTGTGCCTATTGCTTGCTTGTTTTTGTGGTCATTTTGGTATGCTACTATTGTAGGCATAAAGTAAATCATTAGTATTAGGATTAGTATTGTAAAGTCTAGCATTAAACTATATCCTCAATATTATAATAAATTGGTATATTATTTTCTTTAGCAAATTCAATTTCAGCCTTTACCCCTCTACTATTTTCCCAATTAGGCAATACAAGCATGCATTCGCAAACAGATAGCCACTCTAAATCATAACTGTAATATAAATCAACATCAATATGCTCGTCTTGGATTAAATTAAATTGATAATCTAAATGTGGGATATAAGGTGCATAACCTCTTTTAAGTAGTTCAACACCAGCTAAAATGCCTTTTCTAAGGTTGCCTAATCCTTTTTCTAAATTCTCTGCACTAATCGCACTTGCTACATAAACTCGTTTCATCTGTCCTCCTAGCTGTAACTGTAATTAAATAATAACACAAAAATAACTATATCGCATCGTAGATTGATACTTTTAATTTTTGTATTGTGTTCATTATTAAGTAAACAAGACAATCAACCTGATCGTCGTGCCTGTGTGAATCATCCCTACTAAATGCTTCTGCCTCTGATATTAAATCAGGGTTAAAGCCATATTCTTTGCTACATGGTAATAATACATTACCGCATTCAATATGCGATAATACAGATTCTAAACGTGTGAGTTTATCCTTATCAGCTACTACCGGCTTAATGGGGATTGAACATTCTTTGCGTAGCTCTTGGATTAAACCTGTGCCTGATGCTTTGTCCTCAATATATAAACCACTACAATATTTTCCTCCCACCCCACGTTGCCACTTATTCCATAATGTTTTAGCTGTAGTTTTCAGCTCAGGACTTTCCCACTTGCCACGTACTATGTCTAAAATATGCAATTTGTCATCACTTGTTTGACCACCAACTATAAAAACAGAATAATCGTTATGTTCTTTGACCTTCATGGCTGTATCTGCAACTATTATAATCTTTTTGTATGTAAACTCTTGATTAACTGGGTAAAATTTAAACCAATCGCCTTTAATAACAGAACCACCTAATATTATAGGCTCTTGTTGATACTGTGAGTAATAGAAAAACGGCAATATCCGCTTGTATTCCATCAATTTTTCATAGGGAAACTGGTCTTCCCAAATGCTAGTTTGTGCATCCTCATCAATAGTTGGCAGGTTTATGTGTTCCCACGTATCTGATTCATTTTTAAGTATATAGCCTGTTAAATCATCAATATGCAATCGTTGCATAATTAATATAATAGGTGTTTTAGGATTGTTGAGCCTTGATTTTAATGTATTTGTATAGAAGTCAATACAGTTTTGACGGCTTGCTTCTGATTTAAAATCTGCTGCCTTTAAAGGGTCGTCTATTATCATAGCTCCACCCCAGTCGCCAGCCATAACACCAGCCCCAAACCCTGTAATAATTGAACCCATTGCAGATGCTCTAAGTTCACCGCCATTTTGCATTTTCCAGAACTCTTTCGCTGTGTTTTTAGGGTCGAGCGGCAATTTAAACATATCTTGATATAGCTGACTATTTATAATTGCTTTAATACTATCACTAAACTTCATAACTAAACTATCACCATAGCTGGTGAGTATAAAGTTTGATTGATAATTAATAGCGTAACCCCAAGCTACAAAGTATTGTAGTATCTGCGACTTACCGGAACGAGGTGCGACATTAATTAATAGGTTAGGTTTCTCTTGGTTGTTAGCGTTCAGCACGCGGTCTTCTAGTGCGTTTATTATCTGTAAGTGAAAGGGTTTAAATATAAACGGCTTACGATACAAATAAAAGTGATATATCTGTATAAAATGCTTAAAAGAAGCTAAGCATATAAGCCCAGCCTCTTTTGGATTCTCTAATATCTGTGTAAAAGTGTCTTTATTCATTCTTATCTAACAACTTTTTAAGTTCTTTTGCTTTGTCAATGTTTGATTCTATGTTTAGGTTGGTGTTAGTAGTTATTACTTCTGTTTTATCTCTCCACAAATTAGGTTGTCTATTTTTTAACCATGCCATACATGCACCTGTATCAGGCGGATAGTGTTTTATTAATGGTGTTTCTATAATTTCACCATTAAACATTTTAATATCTAAATCAGGATGGCTATAACCTTTTGCTCTGTGATATAGTGCTTGTGCTATTTCAGCATCTGCATTTTCTTTACCTTTTTTTAAGGACTCTAAAAATTCAGGATATTCTAATTTCCAATTGTTTAATGTTGCCACTGAAATATTAAAAAAGTCTGCTAGTTGTGTATCAATAGCACCTAATAAAGTTAGTTTATATGCTTGTTCACAATATTCAGGTTTATATAAAGATTTTCTACCTGCAAGTTGAGGATTTTCTTTTTTTTTGGTCATACCTACCCCACTAATCCTAACTTTAATTGTACCACATTATCAATATAGGTCACATTATTTTTTCTTACCCTAATACGTTTCTTTTTAACAAAGTCTACTAGGATGATGTTACCTATATCTAACTGTAATTGTATCACACCCGGTATTAGTTTGTCAAGTACTTGATTGTAAACTGATATTTTGTAGTCTAGGTCAATGTTCAAACTTTCATAACCTGCCAGTTCTGCTTGCTTATCCTCTTGCCAAATGATATAAGCCCCACCCCATCGATAACCATCATTATTTTCATCACCTACGGCTAATAGCTGAAAAGGTGAGCCAAGTGCAATGTATAACTGAGAACGTAAGGTGTCTAGCTTTTTGATAAGGTTGTCTGTTTGTAGCTGATGGGATAGTATCGCTTTAGGATTAATATACTTATCTCTACACCCACGACTTGCCAACCTTGCCTCCCAACATTTTTATAGTTTTAGTATAGATTGTAATGTGTTTTTTGTCAAGGTGTATAATATTAATATGGCTGTAACCCAAGTATAATTGAATTTATCACTATTTTTATTGTTGAAAAATATTGAGATTAGCTCCTAGTCTATGTTTGAGCCTAATAATTTAATATTTTTCATTTTTATAAGGATAATATATTTATTTTAATATTGTGTCAATTATATAATAAATAAATATATTAATAAATATTCTTTATAGAATGAAAAATATTAAATTTTATGCCCAAAATGCAGTCGTAGTGTGCGAGTTAATATTTTTCACTCATTGAAAAGTATTAAAATTCAATTATTATTGGGTTTTGGCTGTTTTTAATATATTTTTAATAAAAAACTTGACAAAAAATATTGTGTATGGTAAGATATTTTTAACAAGTAGCAAAATAAAAAGTTTTTATATTTGTAGCCTAGTGCTACGCCCTCGTTTTACATTTTTTGCTACTTGTTCTACGGGGGTTTTATAATACAAAATAAGAAAGAGGTATTAAATGGACATTGAAAAGACTTATGAGTTAATGAACGAATTACAAATTTTTAAGAATTTATTGAAATCTTTAGATGGGATAAAAGCTGAACGGAGTACAACTTATAGATATTTTGTAAAGGTTCAAACGATATTTATGGACGAAATAGATTATAAAAAAAGAGATTTAATAGTCGAAAATATTAAAAATTGTTTAAAACCATCACTAGAATCAAAAATAAAAGAGTTAGAAGAAGAAATTAAGAATAGTAAATAATGTTAGATACAGATGACATCATAAAACAAATACAAATATTACATGATTATAAGGTTAATAAATATGCGGGTTTAAATGTATTACATGCTGTTTTAGCTCATGTTTTTGCATTTAAGAATATTAGATTTGAATCAATAAATAATATAAACTCTCCTGCATATTTGGCTTATTATGCTTTTAATTTTGTTGGTTCAGGTGGAATCAAAAACGTTTTATTAAAAGATATAAGAACAAAACTTGTTCCGTTTTTTGAAAGTGAAGTTAATAGTTTTAATGAAAAACGTAAAAACGCATTGGATTTAAAATTCACAAAAGAATTAAATGATTTAAAAGATGCACAACCTAATGAATTTAAAGCAAAATCTAGAGAGCAAGCAGAGGCATTAAATAATTTTAGAAAATTAGAATATAGCGTCGGCAAAGGTTCTACCCCTAGCGTATATTTATCTTTAGAATTAATAAAAAAAGAAAATAAAGGTAGCATTTTTATAGAAAATACTGAGTTTATGGACGACTTTGAACAGGCTTATTTTGGAAATGATTTAATGGGAAAACAATTTTTTAACTGTTTAAATAATTTCTATGATGGTGAGTTTATTCCAACTAATACCGCATCTATTCAAAGAGAAATTGTGCGTGGTTTTTCTACAAGTTTAGTTTACATGTCTGATCCTAGTTCTTTATTGGAAAGTGATAAAATATCTAAACAATTTAAAAGAGAATTAAAAAGTGGATGGGCAAGAAGAAGTTTTCTTTATTATAAAAAAGATGAAAATTTTTATGGTGAAAATGTTTATTTTCCAAGTGCCGAAGAAAAAGATGAAGCAATAAATAAACTAAAAGAATATTCTAAAGTTATAAGTAATATTTATTTTAATATTCCTGATTTAATGGTTTATAAATTTACACCTAGTGCAAATAAAGCAATAACTGAATGGAAAATGGCTGTAGGAGACAAAATAAAAAAATTATATACTTATACAAAAAGATTGAACAAAGATTGTAAAATATTAGAAGTAAATTTAGAGGGTTCAACTTGGAAAATAATTAAATTAGCTGTACTATTCCACATGTTAGAAAACCCAATTAAAAAAGATATAACATCAGAACCATTTAAAAAAGCTTGTGAATTTTTTGAAATAATGCACAAAAGTTTAGAGGATTTATTGTTAGATAAAACATCATCTGATTATGATGAAATGTATGCTTATTTACTTAAAAATGTTAATAAATTTGTGTCTAAGACGGATTTAAACAGACAACAATTTGTTAAACCAAGAGAATTTTCAAGATGGATAAATAGTGCAGTAGCGGAAATGGAAAATTTGTGTGAAGGAACTGGTTTGCAATTTGTAGGCACTATGACTGGTGCTAGAAATACTGGGATATCTTATGCTTTGTACGATCCAAATAAATTTAATTATAATATTATAAAAGATTTGGGCGAAGGCAAAGTAGTGGCGACATTAACAGATAAAAGTAAAAGTGGGTTAATAGAGCTTGACACTTTAGATTAGAAAGTAGGTAAGTAATGAAAAAAAGAATTGATTTTATAAAAGAAATAAAAAATGAAAGATATGGATCTTCTATATTTTTTATTTTTAAAAACTATAAATTTAGCTTTATTGTAGAAAAAGTAAGAGTTGAAAAAGATGTATAAATATATAGATACTATAGGAATAATAATTATACTAATAATTACTTTAATTGTAGGAGGAAAAACCTTATGACTGATTTTTTAACAAGCGAACATAATAATTTTTTAGAAGATAATCCAAACAAAAAAAGAGAAATTTCAGCATTTAAAGATAGACAATCAAAAATACAAAATAATTATCAAAAAATAAAAAAAATAGATGCTAAAATTTCAAATTTAAAAATGACTATTTATCAATTAAATATAGAAATAAAAGAACTTTTGATAGAAAGAGAAAACTTATTAAAATAATACTTGACAAGTTGTTAGTTTCTGTTATAATAATATTGTTAGGATAAATAGAAAGTGGTATTTTATGGAACAAAAGATTATTGAGCTTATGGCTTTAACTATTGTGGAGCTTATAGAAGATAAAACTGGCAAAGAAAACATATCTGTAGATGATGTTATCAATAATTTTAAGAAGAAAGCTCAGGTGGTTTAAAATGATAAAAAAAATATTTGTTGCAATAATAATTATGATTTGTTTATTTAAAGATTATATAGTTGATCAATTAAATAAATATCCTAGTATTTTTGAATTTATATTATCAATTATTTTTATAGTTTCTATTTATGTTTTATTAATATGGTTACCTAATCAAATATTTGGAGATAATGATGATTGCTGATATTATAGTACAAAAATTAAAAAACAAAGGTTTTACTGAATTGAAATCTTGGTCAAAATATAGCAAAGATAGAATTTATTGGAGTAATGCTCCGGGGTATTTTGAAATAACTGATAATAAAAAACTAAAAGTAGTAAAACTAGATTATTTAAAAGATACTATTTCAGCAATCGAAAGAGAATTAAAAGATTATGTTGACATATAACCATTTATGGCAGATAAATAAATATATGTATAGAGAGATAGGTTGTCCTGTTGGGGTTGTAGACGGATTTTTGTATCTGTTGCGTAATGGTATAAAATACCGCATACTCGACAAATGGGTGGCTTTGTATGTGCCTCTGAATAAGTATTATATACAGATAGGTAAGGTTAATAAATATCTTGAAAGGGTGGAACAATGAGTAAAAATATTAGTTATGGTTTAATTATTGCATTATATATGACTATAGGATTAATTTGTAAACATTTTTTTGGATTTGAATACACAGTTATTTGGTTCTTATCCTTAATTATAGCTTGGTTGATAGTCTATGCGCAATAACCTAACCGAACAACAACTAAAACAAATAAAATACCACTTAATAGGCACTATTACACCTGAGAATAAGAGAGAGGTTAATAAGGTTTTACGTAGTATTGATAAAAGTATTAAGAATTATTACAAAAGTATAAACAAAAGTATTGACAAAAATATAAATTAGTGTTATAATTAAATTGTTAGGAAACAAAGGAGATAAACAGATGAACCAAAACAATTTAGAACAAATTTTAGATATGGTTAGACTAGGACAAATGACAACAGAAGAAGCTAATGTTGAAATGGTTAGAAGCGAAAGAATAAGAATAGTTAGCAAAATGCCAAAAGAAGTAAGAACTTACTTAAATGATGCTGTTAAAAATGGTAAACTATCACACTTAAAAAAGGATGGACATAAGCCAGAAATTTATTTTCACCCAGATTTTTTGTATATGGCTAATGCAAGAAGAAATGAAATAGCAGAAAAAGCAATTCAAGCATTAAAATCAGTTTTTACAGCATAAGGAGTAAATATAAATGATTAAAAAAATATTTTCAGCAGGTGGTAGTTATAGTATATTATTACCTAAAAGCTGGTTAAATTTATTAGGGTGGCAAGAAAATACACAAGTAAAACTTGATGTAGATATTGTAAATAAAAAAATAATTATAACTGAGATAGGAAAATAAAGGAGATTAAATAATGTCAGATAAAATTATACTAACTGAACTTGAACAAGAATATTTGCAAATTTTTAGGGAAATGTGTAAGCGTGGTACTAAGGTAAGAGAGTTAGAAGAACAATTAAAAAATGCAAATAATGCTGTTTTAGTTTTAACACAAGCGTTAATCATTACCAACAAGGATAAACAATGCTAGACCTAAAAAAAATATACGCACCGATATTGACAGGTAGAGAAAACTTTAGCGCAGGCGAGGTTATGTGCTTTTGTCCTTTTCATTCTCACAGTTATAAAACACCATCAATGAGTGTAAACACCAAAACCGGTAATTTTATTTGCTTTAGCTGTGGTGAAAAAGGGGGCGGTGTCAGTTTTTATGCCAAAACACGCAACGTAAGCATAAGCCAAGCCCTAAAAGACCTAGACGAATTTGATGATGACTTTAAAGAACGACCTGTGCAAATCATGCCGACACTCCCTAAAGTTGCCAAAGTTGTAGAAGATGCTGATTACTCAGACTACATTCTACAGATACTAAACGAGAGCCTATTACACGAGGCTAGGTTTAGTTTTTATGGTCAAAAGTTATATGAGTTGAGGGGTATTACTTATCCAACCGCTGTGGCTTGCTGTGTGGGCTATGATGCTAAAAAAGGTTGGGTCTTCCCAACTTGGCGGTACGGCGATCAAAAATGCATTGGGTATGAGGTAAGGAAAAAAGATTTTACTTTATTTGACAATGGCACTAAATGCTATCGCTCAAAGGGTGGGGCTAATTGCTTGAGTGTAACTTATAGCCCTGTGGGCGGTAGTCGCAAGGCTTATGTAGCCGAAGGTTACTGCGATGCTGCGTTTCTATATCAGTATCTACACGAGCAGGCACAAAAAAGGGGCGGTGAATTTGCTACTGTTTCAGATACTATACTAACGCCGAGTAACGGAGTAAAAATATTACCCGAAGTGGTTGAATCTTTACAGTTATGGAATGACTACGATAGCGTGGTGTTTATTTTGGACAATGATGCAGCTGGCAATGAAGCTAAAGAAAAGCTTGCAGCTATGGAACATCAAGGTAAGTTTAAGTTTTTTAGTGGATTAAGAGAATCAGAAGATTTTGAGGATTATTATAAGAGAGGGAATAAATAATGGATATTATTAATAAAATACATAATGCAAATTGTTTAGAATTTATAGACAAATATATAAATGATGAAACTTTAGATGCAGTTATCACAGATCCGCCTTATGGCGACAACGAAGGTTATGGGCGAAATAATAAAACTATTTTAAATAATGAAAGTGAAGAAATAAATTATAAAGTTATACCACTTTTATACAAAAAGTTAAAAAATGATACATCTTGTTATTTATTTACTAATTGGAAGTTTGAACATAAACTTAGAAATTTTATAGAAAACGAAACAGATTTTAATATAAGAATGCTTATCTGTATTGTTAAAAATAATATTGGGATGGGATATGGTTTTAGAAACCAACATGAATTTTGCATTGTAATGGAAAAAGGCAATCCAAAATATAATTCAAATGATTTTTCAAATGTTATGAAGATGCAACATATAAATCATAATGAAGATACACATCCACATGAAAAAGGTATTAAATTGTTTACAGATATAATTAAACATTCTACTAAAAAAAATGATTTAATTCTAGATTGTTTTTCAGGTAGCGGAACTTTAGCTGTAGCTGCACATTCCACTAATAGAAATTTTATCTGTATAGAGTTAGACGAAAATTATTATCAAAAAAGTGTTACTCGATATAATAAAGCCATTGGTGGTAGTTTTAAATTAGATACAAATATTATACAAAGTAGTTTATTTACCCCTTGACACCTAGCTTTGCTGGTGGTATGATGATACTTGAACACTACATGTAAAAGAATTAGATAAGCTCATTCCTTAGTAGTGTTCGGAATGGGCTTATCGCCTTAAAGGAGAACACTACATGAAAAATGAAATTTGGAAAGACATTAAAGGATTTGAGAATATCTATCAAATCAGTAATTATGGCAGAATTAAAACTTTACCTAGAAAAATAAATAAAGGTAAGTGTCATTTAGATATATTAGAAGGTATTAAAATACAAACATTCAATCCTTATAATGGTTATTGTTCTGTTACTCTTTCTTTAGATGGTAAAAATAAAAGAGCTTATACTCACAGATTAGTGGCTTTACATTTTTTAGAAAATTATGAAAATAAAAAAGAAGTTAATCACATCGATGGTGATAAAACTAATAATAATGTTTTAAATTTAGAATGGAATACAAGAGAACAAAATATTCAGCATGCATATAAAAATGGATTAATAAAAAAAAGATATGGAATTGAGAACCATACATTTGTTTTAACTATGGAACAAATAAAATATATTAAAAATAATTGCATATTTAGAAATAAAGAATGGGGCATTAGAGGTCTAGCTGAAAAATTAGGCGTGTGTAGAAGCACAGTGTCGAGAGCATGGCACATGGAATTAGATGAGGAATTATGTCAACAATAGAACTAAGAGATTATCAATTAGATGCAAAGAATAGAATTTTAACTAATATAAAAAATGGAGTGCAAAAACAACTTTTAGAAATGCCAACTTCGAGCGGCAAAACCTATATGGCAGCTTCTACTATTTCAGATATTATAGCTGAAGGGAAGAAAGTATTTTTTATAGTTGCTGATTCCCCTTTAGTTTTTCAAACATATAAAGCCTTTAGAAATGTTGGTTTATATCCGTCTATTTTAAAATCAGGTTCAAGCCGTTATTTTAATGAGTATGCAGATATTCAAATCGTCATGGCTCAAACTTATAAAGCAAGGATGGATAAAATACCCGATTTACACGCTGATGTGGTCTTTTGCGACGAAGCCCACTACATGCACGATTCAAACACTATGAATAAAATTCTAGAACGACATCCTGATGCTTTTATAGTTGGAATGACCGGAACGCCTATTGATGAAAAAGGTTTTTTATTAAGTGGATATGACAAATATGAATTAAATATTATAAATATTAGAGAATTACAACGTAGAAAAATGGTTGCTATTGATAGATATTTTCCAGCTACACCAATGGATATTACGGGCGTTAGAATTAAGAATACAGGTGAATTTAATGATAAGGATTTGGATGAAACTTGTAACCAATCTTATATAATAAAAGATATTGTACAAGGGTATCTGAAATTTAATGAAGGTCATAAAGCTATTTGCTTTGCTATTAATATTGACCATGCCGAGAAGTTAAGAGATGAATTTTTAAACGCAGGAATTAAAGCCGGAGTTGTACACTCTAAGCAAAAAAAGTTTTTGAATGACTATTGGTTTGAAAGTTCAAAAAAGGGTCGGATACAGGTTTTGGTTAGCGTATCCTCAATTATTCGTGGTTATGACGATACCGAAATCGTTGATATGATTGACTGTCAGCCAACTAATAGTTTACGTAAGCAGATACAAAAGTGGGGCAGATGCTGTCGTATGGATAGTTTGGGCGTTGGATACGCAAGAATTTTCGATTTTGGCTCGAATTATGATAGATTTTTAGCGTGGTCTATGCCTAGATTATATTCAGTTGATAAGGCTTTTGAAGTTAGACCTGAAGATAAAAGTATAGTTTGTTTTAATTGCTTTGAGCCGATTTATGAACGCACAAATAAATGCCCTAACTGTGGTGTTATATTAACTGAACAGATGGAGAAAAAAGAGCGTGAAATAAAAGATAATTTAAGAGTACAAGAAATTAAAGAAATACAAGCCCTCACAGGCTCATCAGGAGCAATAGAATCACTTACAAGGTTGCTTGGTTATAACGCTAATACATTTTATTATACAAAGGTGTTACCTGTGCGTGTGGCATCGGTAGACTTGGATGTGTTTAATAGTGAGGTGATAAGACTGGCTAACTATTGCAGGCGTAAAGGTTATAAGCCTTACTATGTGGTGGCTAAGATTAGGGAGAAGATGGAGGTGGTTAATTAACTGTTGACAAAGAGTGTCAATAGTTGTATACTATTTATAAAAGGGGGAATTTATGTCTATTTCTAAACAATTAAATATGGGAAGAGCAGGTGAATACTTAGTGCTTGCAGAATTATTGTTAAAAGGGTATCAAGCATTTGATAGTGGTCAAGGTGCTAATTATGATTTGATAATGGAAAATAAAAACGGAAAATTATTAAAAGTACAAGTAAAAACAACAGAAACTATAAAAACTTGGAAATCTAGCTATCAAAAAAGCCAAAAATCTTATTTTTTTCATATAAAAAGAAGTGGCAAAAATGGAGTTAAGAAATATACAGAAAGTGATTTTGATTTATATGCACTTGTAATGTTAGATACAAAGAAAATTGCATATCTACCAAATATAAATATAAAAAGTGAAAGTATCACATTGCGAGATAAAAATTTAATTTATTATAATGAACAAAAAGCAAGATATTATCAAGATTTAACATTAGAAAAAGCATTAGAGGTATTAGATGTATAGTATAGAAGAATTAAAAAAATATCATAATCAAATATTAAATATGGACTGTATAGATTTTATGAAAAATGTTCCTGACAAATATTTTGATTTATGTTGCTGCGACCCGCCGTATGGGATAGGTGATAAATTTAAGGGTGGTAAAAATTCTGCATTGAGTAAATTTAATAATATTGTAGAGAAGGGGTGGGATGAAAAGCCAAATCAAGAATATTTTGATGAGATATTTAGAATATCTAGAAATCAAATAATATGGGGTGGTAATTATTTTTTATTAAAACCAAGTCGATGTTTTGTAGTATGGGATAAATGTATTCCTGATGATTTTAGCATGGCAATGTGCGAATATGCTTGGACTTCGTTTGACAAAAACGCAAAAATATATAAAATGCCTACTGAAAAACAGTTTAGAGAACATCCGACACAAAAACCTTTAAAATTATTTGAAAGATTGTTACAAAATTATTCAGAAGAAGGACAACTTGTACTCGACTGTTTTAGCGGTTCAGGCACTACCGCAATAGCATGCCATAACCTAAACCGCAACTTTATCTGTATAGAAAAAGACAAAGATTATTATAATGCATCAGTCGAAAGGCTTAATAACGCTAAAGCACAACTAAAATTATTCTAGCACTTGACAAAAAACTATGTTAGGAATATAATAGGGGTTGTTAGGAAAAGAAAGGGAAAAATGATGTTAAAACTAAATGAAGAAAAAACAATTTACTTAGAACTATTAAGAAATAAACCTAAAATTTATAGAATTAGTAATGGTTTATCTGAATATGATATGTTTAATAGAGAATGGTCTAAAATTATATTAAAAGAAAAATTAACTATTAATACAGATATTGATAATTATTTTGAAAATGAAATTAAAGATTTTAAAGATAAACCCAATAGGGAATGTGGCGATAAAATTAAACTTTATCTGCATGAACAAAAAGAAAATTTAATTAAAAACGCAGAATCAAATAAAAAATATGACTATCTTATTAAATTTGGAGATTTGATTGTAGAATTAAAAAATTTATTAGATAAAAACATTTACGTTAATAAAAATGAAAATAATTATACAATGGTACATAATGATGATTTAATTAAATTTGAAATACACTTAAATGGACAATGGGGTTATATTAGTTTAATAATAAATATAGATGAAGAGAAAATTTGTAACTTAAATTTGCAAGCTGGCAAAGATGCTAATATTCAATATTTAGCACCTAATTTTACTTTTGATAGTTTAATATCTTTAATTAATAACTCAATAGACATTTTAAAGATTAGAAATCAAAAAATAGAAGTAAAAAGAAACGAATTTAAAAATGAAATTAAAAACTTTTATAATGAAGAAAAAATGGAAGATTTAATTAATAGGATTAAAAATAATGTTTAGAAAATTTGTATTTATTTTTACTCAGATATGTTTTGTTGTAGCAACTATTTATTATATGTTTGGCTATCAAAAACAATTTGAATGGTGGGGATTTTTAGCGTTATTTAATTATATTACTTATAATAATATTACTTGACATTTATGTTAGTTTTTGTTAGAATAAGTTAAAAGTTAGGATTTACAAAGAAAGGAGAAAATAATATGTATGACTATAATGTAACACCAGAAATACGTATCTGTATAAAAAATAATGTAATGGACTCATTTAGAGAACAAGCTAAAAGTAATAACCAACAAGAATATTTAGTAAAAGGATTTGAATATGCAGAATCTCACACAATAGCATGCTTAAAAGATGCGTTAAGAGAAATGGATAGTGATTTTTTAATTGAGATAAATGGCGAACAGATTTAATTAGGATTTACAATTTACAGATAGGAGAAAATAGGATGCGTACAGAACAAGAAATAATAGATAGATGGGCTAGTTTGATGGAACAATCAGATAGATTATATGAAATGGATGATAAAGATAGTGTTAAATTATCTAAAAAATATCAAGAACAAGCTAAAATTTTAAGATGGGTGTTAGATGAAAGCAAGAAGGAGGACAAAATTGGATAAACAAAAACAGCAACCAGTCGTGGTTAAAAAGAAAAACAAAAACAGGTCAGTGCATTTTTATGCAGGTCTTGAAGATTACGTTCAAGAATTAGCTGATAAAAATAAACGCTGTTTTAACAACCAAGTTAATGTAATAGTAGAAGAACATAAGGAGAAAAATTAATGACAAATAGTTTAAAAGATTTGCTTTATACACATTTTGATAAACACATGGATAAAATAATTAAATGTGATGAAACAAAATGTAATGAAGATGATTGTAGAAAATGTTATTTAAAATTAATAGAAGAAAGTAGAGGTAATTAATGACAGCAACACAAAACTGGATGGGGATTAACTTCTCATTTGACAACGTAGCGGATGAACGTAGCAAAGGTACTAGCTTTGTTGGTATTCAACAATG